TATAACGCGCGTGCGGGTGCGGTAGTTAGTCACGATACCAAGTCACACTACGGCTTCCCAGTTAACCCGGTTAAATGCAGTAAAATACTGGGCCAAACCGGTTGGTATCACTGGGATGTGGCCGGTTTCTGTGCGCGGAAGACCCCCCCCCAGGGGTGAATCTTTGGCCGCCTGTATATGCGTATTGACTTCAGACATTTATGTCATTTTTTAAGAGCTTCTTTCTCAGTATGATACGGTTCATGCAGTACAAACTGGATGTAATCATTGGTATATGCCGGTATATACTCCCAGACACGTATGCATTGACCTGCATTAAACCAGCTTGACGTACATGCTACCCACATACCTACAACATAACTAATTATTGTCATAATTAAGTATCCAATAAATAACGTATGATACACCTATAAACAAGATGACAACCATCCATATAACGGACCAAACAATCATAATGCTGCATAAACCTGTGGATAACACTGTTGAATCAAATCACGACACTGTTGTGCAATTTCTTGATGTTCAACCTGTGTACCGTTAGCGCATCTTAACCCAGTATAATGCAGCCAGGACCGCAATGTACCGTTCATGTACAGCCTTGTAGGCGTACTTAGGGGTAAAACCTCACGAGCACACTCTTTAGCCACTCCAGCGGCCAGCATCTCGTTATAGAGCGTATAGGCCATATCATATACTTGACTTGCTTTTATTTGAAAGTCTTGTTGTGTATAAGGATCTATGTCATCAATACTATTTTGTCTGTTTTTACCATCTTGACGTCTAATGTTAAGGGCATCAGGTTTGTCAGTTACTCCAGCATAACGTTGTGAGAACTCTTGAAAGCTGAATGATCTGTGACGCAGTATTTGTGCTGCGATAGACCGTGTGGTATTAATCTCTACACACATGTTAACCATTTCAAATGGTGACCAATGTTTGTGTTTAATGAGATATTTAATTAACTTAGCACTGGTCTCAGTGTTGTTTTGATTATCAGGGTTAGATACTCGTGCCATATACGACACAAGGTCATCACCATCATGGGTGTAATGGATGAGTTTAACGGTGGACATACAGTAGTAAGGGTGTTTTAATCGTCACTGCTTTTATTACAAAAATAAAAGATATTGTCTCAGTAATCTAGTTACTGCGGTGGTCTTAGTAAAAGGGACCCCGAAGAGTCCCTAGTACAGGAGGTCCACCCTTCCCCCTGTATAAGGCAGGGCTTGCACTAAACCCAGTTCTCAACACCGTTTCTAGCTTCGCCTCTTGACTGTCGTCTTTGGTCCATATCTAAGTTAAAAACTAGATGATCTGCAAAACAATCAAGGTCGTCTTCCCAGTGTGTAATAATGTCTTGCCAATCTCTTTGACGTCTTGTAATTATTTCTTGTTGTGCAGAAATACTTAGTGCATCAATAAAATATTGTACACCTTGTGCAAGAGCGTCAATACGGTCGTCGTGTCTAACCGCACCTTTTTCACGACACATACGGCTCATTTGATAGAACAGCATGTATTCTAGACGTTTTTCAGGTGCTGTGTCTGGGTTAGACGCATAATCCCATTCAATAACGGATTTATCAACCACTAACCGGTGCTGGTTAAGAATAGGCTCCAGTGTGTCAATAATACGGTCTTCTTTACGGACGTTAGCCCGTGTTTCTTCTACGTTTAGTGTTTGTTTAGTTTGTATAATGTGTTTTTTAAACAACTCTGCTACAATACCGTCACCAAAGTTGGATTCAATAAGGAGTGTCGTAACGTTATATTTACGACAACCTTTTAGAATGTCCAAAAGCGTAGTGTCTGAGTATCCGTCCTTGTGAGCACGCATCTCGTGCAAGTACAAGACACCGTTTCGTTGGGATATATAAGCTGCTGTTGTTTCATCCGATCCACGGCCCGACGGGTCAACTGAGCATATTGTTTCGTTGTAAACATCCCATTCTCCTTGGAGTTGCATTGGAGAGTAGAAATAATCTCCAGGGAGTCCGACAGTGGGGAGTTCCTTGATACAATTTTTCGGGTCTGAGCACCAGACGACGGATTCAGGAGCAGAGGTAGGGTTGACGCTAGTAACGATAAGGTCAGCGTTTTTAAGGGGGAATTTTTCTGCGTCAGATAAGCTCGTGTCGAGCATAAACTGAAGCATGAAGTTACTGCGTCCCATAGACGCTTCACGTTCAAGTAAGTCATCAGCACTAAAGCGGTCAGGGTCAGTTACATCCCAGGGTACTGCTCCGTTGTCAATGTCAGCTTGTAGCTGAGGAGCTATGATGCCTTCATAGTTAGCCATCTTACGAGGCACTCTAGCAGGCCACACAAAGGGCTTGTAGTTGCGTTCTGCAAGCTTTTTGTACACTGTAAATGTGGTTTGGGGTGTACCTAGGTACATAATACGGGAATCATCTTTAGGTGTCAAGATAGATTCAGCTTCAGTACATAATTGTAAAAGCTTACCCCGCATCATTTCTGTCATTGAGTTACCAGGTACTTCGATGTCGTCAAGAATCATTAAATCTGCACGACTACCAGTTAACTGTCCAGTGATACCAACTGATTTAACAGAAGGTGCTTGGCTTGGTGAACAGTTAACATCAAAACTAATACGTGACCAACGTGCATCGTCAGACTTAGGTTGTAAGTGACAAAGCCAAGGTGTTTCAATAATTAGTTTCTGTAAAAAAATAGACATGTTATCGGCTCTCTCTTTAGAGGCCGAGATAATCATAATTTTTTTTTGAGGGTTATTGAAAAGCGTCCACAGAACAAAGGCTCCAGTAATCCAGCTTTTTCCCACTCCACGAAAAGCTTGAATTTGAAGACGTTTAGGTCCAGACTGAAGATATTCTGCGATTGCATATTGTGCTTTGGTTGGTTCAGGTAAATCAAGCTGTTGCCACAGTGCTTGTAGAAACAGCTTAAAATCGTCTTGTAGGGCGGTTAGGACGTTGGTCATTTAATCATTAATGTCATTGGTCGAGGAACCCAGGTTTCTGGTTTTTTAGGATCCTCTTTTGCAAACTGTTGTTTGGTATATTCTACAAAAGATTTATAAGGACTAGTTCCAGTTACGCCTTCAATAAGCTGATCACCAATCATTAGTGATTGCATGTATGGACCCATCCTTGGGACAATTCCAACAGCTCTTCCAACAGCAGCTTTACCTAGACGCCTAACAACATCTGTTGTATCAAATTTAACATATTTACCATATTTACCACCTTGAGTGCGGGGTTGCCAAGTATCTTCTGAAATACGATTACCATATCCCGCTAAACCTAGTTCATTTTTTCTTGGGTAAGCTTTGAACGCACCTTTAGTAAAACGATCGTATGCCTTATTACGCGCATTAGTTTTACCTCGATAATTTTTAAACCTAGTATCCTCAAGGCTATCATCTAAAGGTTCAAATGTATAACGAGAATCTAATCTTTTATCACCCCGAGCGGTTGGTATTTCGTCAATCATTTGATTAACAGTTGCACGAATACCTAATTGCATTATTTTAGAAGATAGTTTACTGGGTCGGTTAAAAGAGCTATCAGTGTTTTGAAAAAGTAAATAATTACCTTTTGTCCTAGGAGCCATTTGAACGTCTATTCCAGTAACTGGATTTTTAAGATGAAGACCTCTTCCTGATGGGTATTCTTTAGGTGTATTTTGTTGCAAACTGTCTAGAATACTTAATGCCTCTCTAGCAGTTGGAGTAGGTTGACCAGCAGTAGGTTGACCTAACTTAAAAAGTAAATTAGCACGGTCTTGTATTGACAAGTTTTTTTTGTCACTCATTATTTAATATGTGAAAGAATTAGTGATTCTCTGAGAAGATTATGTCCAAAACGCTTTCTCATCCAAGAGCGCCAATAGTCACTTCCTTTATCCTGATTACATCTGGTACATGCTGGTACGACATTTGTATTGACATCTTTGCCCCCAAGAGAACGAGGATGTACATGGTCCAAAGTAAGTTGATGTAGTTCATAAGTTTTTCCGCAATAAACGCATGTGCAGCCAAAGTGTTCTTTAATACTGCGCCTCCAAAGGCGCTTGGCTTCAGAGGATGTCATGGTTATTAGGTTGTAAAGGTAATGTTCAGGAGTTGGAAGTAAGGGGGTCATGCTTTAGCTCGGTTTCGGGCGCGGTTCTTTTTGGCTTTTTCTAGAAAAGTGCTACCATCTTTACGATGGGAAACATCTTTACCGTCACCATTGCCATAAGTCCCACGCCGTCTGTTTTCAGCTTTTAACTTAACTCGTCGGTTAACTTCTTTTTTCTTTTTATTATACTTACGCTGATAAGCACGTTTTACCATAAGGGATCTCCGGTTGCCAGCGTAATGTGCAGATGATTTACCGGATTGTTGAGCCATAAAGACGCTTTTGTACCATTTCAGGGTCAATTTCTGGCATAACGTTTGCCAGTCTAGATAGTGGGTTACCATCGTAGGCAACACCACTGATGTCGTTAACCTTTAGCCAGTCACATGCTGCCTTTAGGTCTTGAGTAGTAGCTTCACCCGATTTAATTCGGGCAAGAAACTCCTTTGTAATGAGGTTGTGTAGTTCGTTAAACTGATCCTCTGTCGCTTTTTTCTTAGCCATTTCTAAGTACGATTTGGTCTAGTTTACCTTCGATACGTATCATGTGATCTTCCATACGGTCGATCATTGACTTGAGTTCCGTTTTAGAAACGTAGTCCTGAGCAACAGTCAGCTCTACGCCGTCAATACGACGATCAAGACCACTGATGCGATCATGTACGTTATTAATTCGTTGATGTAGTCTGTTGTTCAGTGTTGCTCCCGCTGCTACTACTGCTATCGAGAGCGTTACTATCGCTTCTAACATTTAGGGATACGATTGGTATGATGTCATGACATAACACCTCTACTCGGCTACCAGGTCTAAAAGTAAAACCGGCTTTCATAATCTCTGTACATTTCAGGGCACGAACCATCTCGTAATTAAGACGCATCTTCTGTTCGTGTCGTCTAGCAATTTCTTTGCACTGCTCAATCATGCCACCGTCAAGTGGAATCATAAAGTTAATCTGTGCTCCGTAATTGTTAGACCGAACATAACCATCAGACTCCATAGGAATAGTGTCGTTACCCATATAGAACGGGCTAAACGTCATCGTAGATCCATTACAAGAACTGTTGGCTCCAAAGATTTGTCGTGATGGTGCACCATTGTTCTGGAACTGCACAGCCTGATTAGTAACATTTCCCGTTGCGGCTGCAACTGGGGATGAAGTATTTTGTACTTCAGGTTCTGCAAATGCAGGTGTTACTGCGAGAAGATAGAAAGCGATGTAGTAGTAGAAGTTTGGTCGATGCTTTCTGTGATATCGATTGTTTCCACTACGCCTGCTGATCGTGTTGTCAGCTCTAGAGTCCAAGGGTCTCCAGCCGTAGTTACGGAAAATGTTGTACTTTCTCCAGCGATATCGGAACTGGGTGTAACGTTTGAACCACTCCATGATGAATAATCACCACCCATGATTTCTTGTTCGATTGTTCGTTCAATGTCAACCGTGGTGGTGGTAGTCGATTGCATTGACCCCTGAGTAAACTGTGGGGTAACAGACTGAGCAGAAACTGGAGCAGCTAATAGCAATAACATTAATAGCTTCTTCATTCCTTTTTTTCTCGTGTAATTGAAAAAGTTGCGAGGGTGCCGCTCAAGATTGACGCGACATAAGTGGGATCCATCTTTGGCATCCATCCTGCATAACTTGCAGTTAAGAGTCCTGCTGACCAGCAGAGGACGACGAACTTGATGAACTCACCTTTTTTGTGATCTTTGTCCATGTCTGTTTAAGTATTGGCTTCAAAGCAGTTACAGTCCATTTAAAGACTGCTGTTGCTGTAAGGGTGGCTGCAACAGACACGGTGGCAGTAGTACCAGCCGTGACAAGTATTTCGTTAGACGGGAGGGGCATCGTGACATCCGTAAATGGAATGTCTATCTCTCGTGTGTCTTGAGGTATGTCCGGTAGTTTTACCGGGGGAGGTTTAGGTTTAGGTTTCTCTTTGTCGGATTCTGTAGTTCCTTTGACGCCCGGAGGTGGCCTGAGGTCGCTAGGAGGCACCACAAGCGGCTTGTAATAAGGTAGTTCCGCTCGTGGTATGTCAAGTACTGGACGTGGTAATGACAATGCCTCAGGGAGCCGTATATACGGAAGTACAGGTGGCTCACCTAAGTCCATTAGTCCAGAGGCTTAGCAGGGAATAGACCGTTACGGATGAATTCCACGGCTTTATCATCTACATCGTTATCAGTAGATTCAGCCAGTTTGGTCAGCATATCTACAATGAGTAGCTTAACTTTTTGAGACTGTAGAAAAGAGAAAAGGATAGGACGGATAAGGGTGATCATAATAAAAAAGATTAGGTGTATTAGTCGGTGACCCAAGGAAGGCCAAGGGAAGTTTTACGGGATTGGCTCGTAAGAAGCTCTTGTGCTGCTGTTTCAAAACCAGCAACTGAATCTTCACCCAGTTGTGATTTGACCCAGCCAATCACATCATCTTGTGTAACGTCATCATAAGCAATAGTCACTTCGCCCAGAAAATCAACAGTTACAGAACAAACGCCTGCAAGTTGAGTTTTGCCATCATCAATAGTTGGCTCTTCAGAATCTGTAGCAACACATTGAGCTTCAACCTGTAGAATCTTTCCTGTAGATACCTCGCGGTTGCATTGAGCTATAGACCAAGTTGTAGAAATAGTCATATTAAAAAATTAGGAGTGTCCGTATGAATTAGCAATATCACCTTCTGGCGGAGTATGACCACCAATGTGCTCTTCATGATGATTATTTTCAGGAAGGCAGGCTTCTAAATCAACAATTCTTTGTTTCATATCCTTGTATTCGTTAGAAGAATCCATGACCTGAGGGTCGCCTGAAAGTCGGCTATAAATCCAACCAGTCATTAAATACTTAACCTCATTTTTAGGAGCAACACCACGATGTACATACTGGTTTGTTGCAGGAAATATCAACAATTTTCCAGCTTTAGGCTGGACACGTGTTCCATCAATAAATTCCGTGTAACCCTTATGTTTAATGTCGTTAAGATAAAAGATGAAAGTTAAATACCGAGTATCACATGCATCGTGGTGCCAGTCATAAAAACCACCTGGAGTAGTACGTTGGATCTGATACCCTGTGTCAAAACCAGCAGAAAAATCGCCAGCCATATGTTCAGAAAAAACTTTCCTCATATGAGCATTATACTTTTCCAATCCATTTGAAAGAGCTTCATTAAATGTATCATCTTCGATATGCCAGTCATCTAACTGAGAAATCATTAGATCAGTAGATTGTTTTACTTTTACATCGTGACCAGCAGCCGTTCGACCGCTTGTTTTACGTAAATCTGTTTCGTATTTTTCAATGCAAGATTTACAGAACTCTCGCGTTAGTTGATTAGGAAGTTGGAGAATGCTTTCAGTAAACAGGTTGCGGGCCAAAAATTTCATGGTGGAAAAGGGATCGTAGAGTGTGGGGGTTTCTTTGTTGGAACCAACGAGAATGACGTACATTCATGTCAGGGAAATGTCTATATGAAAGCAAGTCAACGGCATATACACTGTCTAGACTCGTCGGTATAACAAAATTGTGGAACATGTAATCGTCAAAAGTCCATTCAGAATCACGTTGAACAACGTCTTCTAAAATCGTTTTGCGAAACGTAGAGCAAGTACCAATGGCATAACCTTTGATGTACTCAACTTCTATAGTCAAAATATTGTCTTTAATTTTAAAATCAAATAAGGGGATTTTTACACGATTAAAATCCTCAGATTGCAACCGTGTAAGGCTTTCTACAAACAACTCTGGTTGAGAACAATAGACGCGCTTAGTCAAAACCATTGACTGAGACACGTCTTGTTTCGTACAAAAAGAGTAGTTTTTTATCAGGTCTTCATGATGTAACACAGTGCATAGTAGGGAGGTAGCTTATTAACAGCAGACCCACTACCAGTTCCCCCAGTAGTTCCTGCACTTGTAGCGCCGGAAGTTAGGGCACCTGCATTAGAGGTACTTGGAGCAGTGTTACCAGTAGTTCCACCGCCTGTGTTGCTGGTACTAGGCGCAGAGTTACCAGTATTTCCACCACCACTTGCGTTGGTGTTTGAAGTACCAGAGTTAGTGTTGTGTGAGTGGTTACCTGTACTACTCGTAGCGAAATTACCAGCCTGGTGATTAGCTGAGTACCTTACAGGAACGCCATTCTGGTTTGGATAATTGTTTTCAAAGCTGTAGAACGTAGTGTTATGAGTATGACCACCAGTATTGTTGGTACTGTGTGTGTGGCTATTCATATTGTGGTTATGATTCGGCGTCGAGTGCGTATGGTTATTTACGTTATGACTATGATTGCCGAAACTGTGGGTGTGGTTATTAACGTTGTGACTGTGGTTACCAACACTGTGTGTGTGGTTGCCAGTCGAGTGCGTATGACTTGGCAGGTTAGCAGTCGCCAAAGTTACGGTAGTAGCACCGCCAGTTGCATCAACTGCATAGCTATCACCAGCACCTATAACAAAACGGTTCTGAAGGTTAGGGGTGCTATTACTTCCATTACACAAGACATAACCAGTAGGAAGGGAGTTAGCAGCACCAGACCACAAGAAGATTGCACCAGTAGGCACAGAGTTGATTGTTGGTAGTCGTGATGCAGAGATTGTGCCTGCATTCAGGTTGCTTGCATCGCGGTAGTAAGCAGAAGACTGACCATCAAGCAAATCAGCATCTAGACCAGAACCACTACCATCAACTGTTTTAATTGCAGTAAGGATTTCAGCAGCAGATTGGTCAGCAGTAGCTGAAGCTTCAATACTGTCTAATTTAGTACCGTCAGCAGCTACATCTCTACCGTCAACTGTTCCTGATAGTGTGATGTTTCCTGTTACGGCAACACCAACATTAGTGGTTTCAAATTTCTTGGAGTTGTCGTAGTAAAGTTCTACAGTAGAATCATCATAACATGCAATACTATTTTCTCCAGACTTAGCCTGGATATAAATATCACCGCCTACGTCTGCATCAACATTATTTCGTATAATAATACCACCTGTATTGTTGTCTAGGTAAGTATTAGTTCCATTGTGATAAATCTGGAGGTCGTTAGCATCTCCAAACTGCATTTTGTTGCCATCAAGCAACCTTCCGCCACTGCTATCGACACGGAATCTTTCTGTACCACTACGGGTAAAAGTAATGTCAGCGTTAGATGCCACTGACACGTTTGACGTGCCATTAGTGATAGCAGTGCTGTCGATTGCAGTGGTAGTAGCCCCAGTTACTCGACCCTTTGCGTCAACCGTAAGTGCAGGAATAGCAGAGCTTGAACCATAAGTACCTGCACTCACACCGGAGGCAGGCATGTTGTCGAGGTCTTCTCTTAGAAGCGGACGACCGCCCGCTGTAGATCCGTCATGTACGACGGCTGTGTCTTTAGTTGTATCGACTGTTAGTTCACCTTCGGCACCTGTAAATGAGCTGTGCTGAGAGGTGGTTCCGCGTCGAAGTTTAAGTAGTTTTGCCATTATTAGAGAGTGCCGAAGTCGATAGAAAGATTTGAACCGTCAACAGTTCCGACAGTGATATTCGGAGTACCGCTAAGACCAGTTGAATTGCCAGTAAGTGCACCAACAAACGAGGCAGCAGTAAATGTACCCCCATTTGTAATGTCCCTGTTATTTGCGTTTAAATTGCCACCAAGGATAGGGCTGCTGTCATTAGAGACAGAAGAAATACCTGGAGCAATGCCCACAAAGGCTGAACCGCTGTAGTAGTTCAGCGTGTTTCCACTGGTGTTGTACCAAAGGTCGCCAGCAGACGGGCTGCTAGGAATACCGGCTTGAATGACATATTCATTTGCATAACGATTTACGTCTGCTATACCGGTCGCAACCGTGTTGACGTTACTGATAGACCCAGCAACAGTAGTAACGTTGGCATTACTGTTAGCAACAGCAGTCACGTTGCCAGAAATACCAGCAACAGTAGTGACATTTGCAGATACGCCAGCGACAGTAGTGACATTGCTAGCTATACCGGCAACCGTAGTTACATTACTGTCGATAGCAGCAACATCAGTGACATCACTATCAATAACACCAACCTTAGTTACGTTAGCGTTATTACCAGCAACAGTATTGATGTTAGTAGCGTTACCAGCTACGGCAGTTACGTTAGAGTTATTACCAGCAACGGTAGTTACATTCGCTGCAACACCAGCAACAGTCGTTACGTTTGCAGAGATACCAGCAACAGTATTTACGTTGGTAGTATTACCGGCAACAATGTTGACGTTAGCAATAGAGTTCTCTACAGCCTGAATATCAGAGATATTATCTCCACAAATCTCCAATGCACCACCAGTCTGACCAGACAGTAGAGCGTCACCTACAGAACCTAAGTCACTGACAGTAGACATGTCATTAGCAACAATGGCGATGTCATTTAGCTGTGACCCGTCAGGAGTGATCTTGTCAAACGAACTACCGTTGTACGCCTTCATGACGTTCTGAGCAGTGTTGTAATACAGGTCACCCTCTACAACGTTTCCGCCAGTTCCACGAGTTGTGGGGTCTTGTGCACTTACCTGATAGACATCAGCAAAGTTAGCAACACTATTGATGTTTACCGCAGCAGTATTAACCGAGGTGATGTTTGTCGCGACTGTGTTTACGTTGGTGGCAGGAGCCGACAGACGATGGAACGCATATGTATGTAGTGTTCCGGTTGTTTCGACCAACATGCCAAAACCAGCGGTAAGCACCTGAGAACCAACACCAGTAATAGTTACTGTGTTTCCTGATCCTGCTCCGTTGGCAATCGTGACTGATCCCGAGCTAGGAGTACGAGATGTACCAATAGCCGAAACGCTGACGATAGTACCTGCACCGTTATTAACATCAGGGTTAAGAGCCGGAAAACTGGTCTCGTTAGCAATAGGAACGAATCCACCAACCTCTTCCACAAGGTCAACAATACGTGCATCAATGGCTCCAGTAGTTGCAATTTTCGTATCGCTTCCAGACCAGGCCACACCAGAGCTAATAGTCTCAGTGCTGTCCTGTCGGAAGTAGCGACCGTCACTTGCAGAGGTCGTAAAGAACGACGTGTCGTTAGGAGTACTTGCAGCTTGCTCGCTGTTAATAACAACAGCAGCACCATCCATCTTAGCGACTGTAATTTCACCATCGTTGATTTTGTCAACGGTTACAGCGTTATTAGCAATCTTTCCAGTAGTAACACCAAGATTGGCAATCTTACCGGAGGTTACAGAACCAGTAGCCAGCTTGGCCGTAGTAATGTTGCCGTCAACAATCTTGTCAGAACCAACAGCATTGTTAGCAATAGCAGGACCATCGACTGCATTATTAGCTAACTCAGTAGCCCCAACAGCGTTGGCAGCGATCTGTGCAGAAGTGATGGCATTATCAGCAATAGCAGCAGTAACAACAGCATCATCAGCAATTTTTGCTGATGTAACCGCATCGTCAGCGATCTTATCTGTAGTGACAGCACTCAAAGCCAGTTCAAGCTGAGTTACAGCTCCAGCAGCAATTTTCGAGTTCGTGACTGCATCGTTAGCAATCTTGGCTTCGATTACTGAACCAGTAGCCAGCTTGGCCGTAGCCACCTGACCATCACCGATGTCAGCACTGCTGATCGTGCCATCAGCAATCTTGGCCGAGGTCACAGCAGAATCAGCCAGCTTTGCGCTGGTGACTGCATCACCTGCAATCTTTGCCGTAGTTACCGCAGAGTCAGCCACCTTATCGGTGGTGACATTCGCATCGGCAATCTTTGCAGTGGTGACATTCGCGTCAAGTATCTTTGCAGTCGTGACATTGTTGTCAGCAATCTTGTTGGTTGTTACAGCACCATTAGTAATCTTAGATTCGATGACTGCATTGTCTTCGATCTTGGCACTGGTAACAGCGTCATCTGCAAGGTCAGCAGTAGCAATACCACCGTCAGCAATCTTGGCTGAGGTAACAGAGTTGTTTGCCAGCTTTGCAGTAGTTACTGCTGCGTCATTAATCTTGTCAGTAGTTACTGCGTCTGAAGCTAGTTTATTATCAGTAACAGAACTATTTGCTAAATCTGCTGTAACAATGGTGCCATCAAAAATGTCAGTTGATGTGATATAGCCGGCAGGTTGGTTAATAACCTTATAGCCATTCATGTCAAGATTGACATACATTTTAGGGTTTGACGGAGTACCGTCTTCCGCAATAGATGGAACTGCCGATAACTTTTGATCACGCAGTTCTTTAATACCACGTAATGCTTGGATCTGGTTGTTGTCGAGATCTTGTGCTTTGATGGATGCACCTGCTACAAAATCAGACTTAGGATGATCTTCGTCTACATCAGTTTTACGCAGTACAATGACCCGCGTGCTAGGAATGTGGCTAGAAGTAAATGATACCTGTGTTGAGCTAACAGTGTAATGGGTTGTTACTGTTTTTTTGTCCCAAGCTTCTGTGCCTGCATTCCATACATACACAAAAAGGTCGTCGTCTTCAAAGCGGTCCGCACCAAACGGGAGTGTGTGGTTCTGCCCGCCCGAAGCACCGCTTACATAGTAAGAGTTGTTTGGAGTTCTAATAGTCATGGATT